ATTGTAGCATCGCGATTATCGGTGTTTAGCTTCAAGTCTTGTGTTGCTTTTGGGCAAGGGAACAGACTACCCATAGTGATTTTGATCATTTTATACCTCTCTATAAGTAGTCTGCTCTTTATCATACAATAATTAGGCTATGAAGCTAGACACTTCCAATACTTAGCAATACGGCCTCTTGTTGAGAAACCCCATTCATCATTGTAATCCGGCTTGACAAGGTAAGGCTTGTTTACTTCCAAACGATCACCCATGTCGATACTGATGCCCCAGCATCGAATTGTCATGATAGCAGAGTTCGAATCAACTACTTCAACTTGGAAGTATTCTTTGCCATTTGCTGTGCGCTTGGGGATAACCTTGCGTGGAATACACCAAGTTAGCTGTAGATCAGGCTCAAACTCCGAAATCGGTGGGATCATCTTCTCTTCCAACATTTGCAGTGTCTTTGCCGGAACAACCTTGGAGATCGGGAACTCGCCTGTCAACTCTGTTAGGAATTGGATTTCTTCTTCTGCTGTAAAATCGCCTTCTGGTGCGTATACCGTGATGTTCTCATCAAGGTTCTTGGGTTTACGGGGTCTATCTACAGCAATCGCTGACCAGAAATGCTTCTTACCAGTAAAACGCTTGTCGATTAGGCTGTTCATTGTTCCAGAACGAACCAGAACATCAAGTGTCTTCTTGTTTAGCTTTGAGTAACGCATCTTTTCGTTGAACAAGAAGTCTTCTACCGTTCGGAATGGACGACCCTTGAAGATTTCATCGATAGCTGCCTCACCAAGACCCTTGATTGAGGTCAAAGGCTGGATCAAACTGCTACCATCATCAGAAATCTCCCAATAAACACCTGAAGTGTTGATGTTTAGGGGTTCAATACCGTATCCAAACGACTTAGCAATCGAAATAGCCTTCTCCTTCTTGGTTTCTGGCTCTTTGTCAAGGAATGCAGCCAACCATTCGGCTTGGTAGTAGGTTAGAAGCCATGCACACTGGTAAGAAATGATGGAATAGCAGACAGCGTGAGACTTATTGAAGCCGTATCCCGAGAAGAACTTGAACTTCTCCCACAAATCATTTGCGGCCTTGCTTGTCATTCCCTTCTCAACGCAGCCCTCGATAAAGCGGTCGTACAAAGATTGCAATACCTTATCAGTCTTGCCTGTACCCTTCTTGGTTAGAACCTTACGAAGCGAGTTGCCTTCATCAAGAGTGATGTTCTTACCAAGCTTGTGAGCCAGCAAGGCAATCTGCTCTTGGAAGATAAGGAACCCGTAAGTCTCGGAAGTGACATTCTTGTATTCCGGGTTGTAGTAATCAATTAGAAGAGGTGCTTCCTTGGCTTCAATGTAATCCTTATCAACGCCAGCGGACAAAGGACCGGGACGATAGATCGAAGTGATAGCAGAAAGGTCGATAATGTTGTTGGGCTTAGCTTGCTTGCATAGCTTTTGCACACCATTCTCTGTAAACTGGAATACACCGGCCCACTTACCATTATGGAATACGTTCTTGTATACCTTCTTATCATTTAGGTCCAAAACATCAGGATGCAGCTTCTCATCATAGTACTTACGAATGTCTTCGTATGTTGGGTTCTCAACCCCGTGATGACGCTTCAAAATGTGTCGAATAGCACCCTCAATCATTCGAAGAGTAGAAAGTCCAAGAATGTCGAACTTGATGAAACCTAGTGGTTCCAAGTGACGAACGTTCTGACCCTCTGACCACGGCGTTTGACGGACGTTCTTAGACGAAATCAAAGGCATGTACTTATCAAGGTCTTCAGCGACAACAACGCCGCCAGCGTGACGAGAACAGGACCGTACCTGTCCGTACAAAGCATCAATGTGATTTGCAACTTCGGGATAAGTACGCAAGAAAGCCTGTAGTGTTGGAGAAAATTCCTTTACCTCTTCAAAGGTAGGAGTATAAACGCCAGCCTTCATACCATGCTTTTGCTTTGCCAATGGTGTTGCTTCTGCCATCATGCGACCGGTAACCTTATTGACTTCCGTGAACGGGATTGCATAAAGCTTAGAAATGTCCTTGATAAGCGACTTGAGTTGCAAAGTATTCCAGTTCGAAATCGGAACTACCGTGTTGTCTCCCCACTTATTGATAAGAACATCCTTGATAACCATTGGGTCTGCAACGTCAAAGTCAATGTCAGGGTAGTCGGTGGCATCTGCACGAAGGAAGCGAGAGAACAGAAGATCGTACTTGATTGGATCAATCTGTGTGATCTCCAGTGCATAAGCGACCAACGAACCGGCAGCAGAACCACGACCGGGACCGGTAAGCATGTGTTCGTTAGAGATAGAGGCAATCTGGTTCATTGTAAGGAAGTACTTGGAGAACCCACGATCTGCAATAACAGATAGCTCGTAGCGAAGTCGATCAACGTATTGATTGTTAGTATGCAGGCTCTTCTTACGAAGCCCTTCCATTGCAAACTTCTCCAAAGCCGAATCGTCAGTTTCACCGGCTGGAACGACGAAGTTTGGAAGTCGAACGGTAGTGTCTGGTTCGAAGCGTTCAATGCGGTTATAAGCAATGTTGTGGGTCTCGGTGATGGAGTTCATAACCAATTCATCATCGTACTCGACACCAAGAGCAGAAGAATAGCTCTTGTATGCTTGCCACATTTGATCGCCATTCTTGGGGTATAGCTCGTATCCGATTTCTTCAACGCCGGATGGAAGCTCACTTTCGTTAGCCCAATCGGGACGACCGGAACCAAGCCAGCCAAGACGTTTGTAAAGCTCACGGTCCTTCCAAGCGTTCGGATTAGGATAGTGTGAATCAGCGGTTGAAATGAGGTTGATGCCAAACTCTTCTTTCATCTTGATGACGTAGTTGTTTAGCTCATGCTGCTCAGGGATGTTATTCCATTGCAACTCACCGTACCAGCGGTCACCAAAAATAGAGACCATGTTACGGGTCACTTCACGCATAGCGTCTAGAACCGCCTGAGAGCCTTTCTCGCGGTTCTCCCAATAGCAGCCAGCGTAGACACCACCAAGGCACGCGGACGACGCAATAATGCCCTCTGAGTGCTTCCTGAGCATGTCGTAATCGATGCGTGGATAGCGGTAGTAGTTCTCCTCGCGATACGAATCGGAGACAAGCTTGAACAGATTGTTCAGGCCGGTTTGGTTCTGAGCAAGGAGAACCAAGTGACGACGACGAGAAAGAATGCTGTTAGAAGCCTTCTTAGTCTCAGTCTCGTTCTCGATAGTAGTACCGGAAGTCTCATCTTCCGAGACCTTTGCTGCTTCCTTCTTGTCTTCTAGAGCCTTGTCGTATTCCTTGCGCCATTCTGTAATGGAAGGAATAAAGTAGGCTTCACAGCCAAAGATTGGCTTGAAGTCTTTACCGCCTTCATTCATCTTCCTAGCGTGCAGAACTGCATACGGGAGAAAATTCATATTTCCATGATCAGTAAAGGCCATAGCATTCATTCCGTTTGAATAAGCGAACTCCATATGGGCGGGTGGATAGTCCAACGCATCGAAGATAGAACCCGCTACCGAGTGTGCGTGTAGGTTCACGAATTCCAGACTTGACATATTCCTCTCATTCATTCCAGTGTTCTCCTTTTAGTAATTTAGAACAATAATTTCTGCTTAATCCGTACTCTCTGGCGAGCGCACTGATGCTGATCTTCTCTGTATTATAACGCTGTCTTATCTCTCTGACCACTTCTAGTGTCAGCTTCTTGCCGCCTTTTGACATTTGAGAGATACGTCGGCTTTCCTTCATTTTTTCTTTTGTGTCTTGGCTGTGCTTTTTGCCATAAAACGGATTGTTCTCCCCAGTCATTCTCTCGCTATGATCTGGTCTTTTCGAGCCTTTGTTCCAAGGTATTCTATTTTTTAGAGCCTTGCTTATCTTTCTCTTTGTCTCAATAGTACGCTTTTTGCCATAATTTGGACTTTTCTCGCCAGCTGCACCATACATAGGGTTATTGTCACCCTTTACATCGTGATGCATAATACTAATTTTTAGTTTTGTCTGGCTAGTGTGTTTCCGGCCATATGTATTTCCTGCGAAATTACAGATATTATAAAGTAATCCGAAATCATACTTGTCGATCCAGTGCTGTTCTCGCTGTACGAGAAACGAAACATCTTCAACATTCTCTATTATCTCAAAAACTATTTGTTCTTCCCCATATTTTAGAAATGCTTTTTGCAGTTGTATGTTGCGATGTCGATTTTTCCGTAAACTTGATAAATGACAACTCTTTCTTTTTCCAAAATCAATCGCACTTCCTATATAAAACCTATCACTATCAATAAACCGTATCTTGTAAATAACAGCCATTTTATCACCCCGTAGTAAATAGTTGCAACTAACTTGAATGACTTATGTTGTCAGTTTGTTTTAGTCAAAGATTGAGCCTGCAACGCTGTGAGCGTGCAGACCGACGAAAGGAATAGTGCTATTGGTACGTTGGTTCATTTATAATTTTCCTATTTTGTTTGTAAGTGTTTGTTGGTTGTTGAAAGTATTAGTCAGGCTGGTTCAATGTCACACATTTACATCTCCGTCAGGGATTACCTCGTCAATGTAACGGCAAACCTTCTTGTATTCATCGGTGTATGTATGGTAGAACTCGCGTGCATAATACTTGTATGCCGACTTCTCAATCTTAGTATAAATGTTCAGACCGGTCAAGTGGTTGATCATTTCTTTACACCATTGCTGGACAACCTTGCGAGTTGTGCTTGTGAGCTTGATAGGGCATTTACCAGCAGGAATAATAAGGGTGTATTTCACTGCACCCCTTTCTGCCTTTGCTGGCTTATCAGTTGCTTGGTTCTTTGGTTTGCGAGTACGGCTCTTAGGAGCTTCACTCTCTACTGTCGTCTGCGTCGTTGTCGTCTTCTTCCGTGGCATCTTCCAAATCCTCCGCGATTGGGTTCCATTCATGATAAGAAATGAAGATTCTACCGGGGAATCTTATCTGGTCAGAAACCGAACTTCCTAGAAAGGTCTTGTAACCTTGCCAAGTATCGATTTGATGAAACCAATCTACCTCTAAAGTGTTGTCTAGTGGTAGCTCATTTCCGTCATACAGTATAGCAAGGTCGGTGTCGTCTGTGAAGACCGCTTTGCATTCTTCTAACATCTGTCCCGAAATCATCGAGTTTTCGAACATCTTGAAATTATCCAAGAAAGTATCCAACTCTGCTTGCCCAAAGCTAAATGGTAATTGGTTCTCTGTTTTTACCGACATGCCATTGTGTGTAAAGAATAGGTTAGGCTTTGTTGGATTTGACAGGACAGTTCTAAACGGTCTTACTGCTTGGTGTGGATAAATGCCAAAAGGAAAGCTGACAAAGAACCTTTGTGGCTTTGTCCACTTGCTTATCTGGCCGCAAATCCTGTTAGCGACCATGGCACCTTCGATAATAGACCAAGGTAAACACTGGTCTTTGTGTGCGTCTTGTACACGAATAGGTACATAATAAATTGGTATTAGCTTTCGCCATTGGTCTGGCTGTCGAGAAAGCTTCTTGCTACCAATAGATGTTGGATCGTAAGTAAAATCGCCCATTCTACGTCGTATAAGAGGCGTGGCAGATTGTTCACAAACAACCCAGATTGTCTCGCAACCGGCCCATGCTGCTTGATGAACAGCGTATTCAATAGCAAAGTAGTTGGGAGCTACCGGCACAAGATTATCAGACCATGGTAGATTTACTCCAGTAGGTCTAGAAGCTGCTGGCACTATCCCGGCCAGATGAAAAGAGTTCGACATAGTACTTCTTTGGTTCTAGTATGAGTTCTTGATAACTATCAAGTATTTGCTGTGGTTTATCGAGCTTGTAGACAACGTTAGTATCCTCTGTGTCTTGTAAGGAGTACTGGTATTTTATCTCTCTACCAGCATGTTCAAGCTCAATTGACTTTGCTTCTATGACTTCTTTCATTAGTCTTCGAAGCTTTATTCTGGAAATGGTTTCTGAGTATTCATCAGACAAGATTTCTTCCCTCGTCAGGAATGACCGAGTTACACAGTCTTTACGATCTTGATAGGATGAACGCTTAGATTTATAAAACCACACTTCCTTTATGTGATCATCATCATAGCTCAGATAAATCTTATCATGTTTGGAGCCATGACGCACGTTATACCAATCTATGACTGTATGTTTTACATTGTCTAGTATTGGACTGCTAATCAACCCTGAAATCTGCTCTTGGTCAAAAACATAAAGCTTTTCGAAGGTTGTCTTTACCATCTTAGAAAATTCGGTTGTTAGCTTCAAAAGGTTTTGGTCTTCGATCCTTATGGACCGTATCAGATCCGAACCGAAGACCATTCCTTGTAGTGACTGATAGAACATGAGCTTTTCCCACAAATAAATCTGTGGTATCTTTACTCTGTTTTGAAACCCGAAATGTGACGGGTTTTTGATTACCACCTCATCAAAAAGGAAAGGTGGGTTTGGTTCTGTAAACAGTAATGGTAGCTTGTTGTAGTAAGAGAACAAAAGGCTAGAGAGACACCCGCCCACAACCAAATCTTTATGATTATACAGATGCCTCTCTAATCTCATCCCTTACCTTGCCCGCGATAACGCTTACGGTATCCCTTCGGAACAGATCCGTTAGAACCCATCTTCTTGAACTTCGAATGCTTTCCATTGCCAATCGAAGTCTTCTTCTTTCTTGGTTGGTAATCTTTACCGTTACGTCGACCTGCTGTCACTCTTCAACTCCTAGTATTTTGCTGAGTGTTCCTTCTCTATCTAACCTATCTATGTCACTAAATCCGCCGATGAACTTATCGTCAACCCAGATTTGGGGGACTGTTCTGCAACCGGATAAAGTTGTAATAGAAAATCTCGTTTGTTCATCATTGGTTACATCAACGACGGAGAAAGAAACGCCGCGTGAAACCAACAAATCAACTGCCTTTTTGCACCAAGGGCAGTAGCTTGCTGTAAAAACTCTAATCATTTATCACTCTCTTATTGATACCCTAGTACTTGTCGCAAAGTACCCTGTTCTCTATGAGCTTCAAGCTCTCCATACCCACCAATGAACCTACCGTCAATCCAAATTTGAGGTACGGTGTTGCAACCAGAAAGATTTGCTAGTGATTGCCAAGCTGCTGCGTCGTTAGTAATGTCTACACAGAGAAACGTAATTCCTTCTGTCATCAGTAATTCAGCAGCTTTCTTACACCAAGAACAGTAGCTAGCAGCATAAATTGTAATCATTTACCATCCCTTCTCTAACTCTTGTTGTCTTTCATTATCTTTTTCTGCTTGGATCTCTCTGACCATTTTCATAACTAACTCAAGCATAGTTTTATCTTTGTAGGAAGTCGTGCTCCACATTAGATAAGATTGAAACTCAAGCAGTTGCTCGTAAGTCATTTCAATTGTGTATTTATTAGACATTATTTATAAACCCTGTGTAAAAACAAAAAAGTGAAACTATCAAAGAAATGATAGTAAAAAGATAAAAGTGCCAATCGTCCCTAGTCATTTCTACTCCAATCCCAGAAATACTCTGTGAGATTCCAACTGAATGTTCCATTATCCCAGAACCAAGTAATAATGCCGTCTCTTTCTACATCTTTTGTAGCATTTCGCAGATCTTCGATAGAAGAAAG